CCTCCAGCTTTGATATCCACCTCAAATCTCTAGGAGGACCCTAACTTTTATTTTAGAACACTACCCGTAATAAAATAAGTCTTTACACTGTCAGGACTTACAGAGATCTACGACCGACCAAAGAAAATAAATCTTTCCTTGCTTACTATCTCCAAGCTGCCCCCGATATACTTAATAAAGTTATACGCTCCAAAGAACGACATGAAGTCATGCGGTTCATCGTTCCGGTACTGAACTCTATAGACAATAAATGATTCAGTTAGGTTTAATAGTTGTTGACTACTCGCTAGAGGGTGGCTCATGTATATTACCTATCACCTCAGGGTTATTCATCTGACATACATAAAATAAAAGTCCGCTGCCCTGTGCTTCAAACGCTCCATGTAATTCAACAACAGGAATATTAAAAGTCATATCATCAATGTCTGATTCAATGTGAATAATATCCCCTTCATATATTTCAACACTGTTCTTATCTTTCAATCCGGTGTATTGTTCAAGCCGATGAAGCCCATCCACTGATATCCAGAGCTTGGCATACATAACAATAAACATGTCATGTTTAAAATCAATTGATACAACCTCTAAATACCTTCCTGCATCAGCAGAATAAAATCTAAACTTAATTTCTCTACTCATCCTTTACCTCTCTTATAATATTTGAATGATCAGGGCAGTATGAAGATTCAGAAGTTTGATAATTGTGCAACCTACACCACGGGTAAGATACGTGTGTACCTTCCTGATAATATTTACACTGAAAACAAAAGTGTCCTGTAAAAATTGTTTTAATACTCATATCTTCTCTCCCCCTCTCATATTAGCAATCTAAGCGACTCTAACCCTTCCAAACGTCCCTACACCCAACTACAACCCTTATCTCTTAATTCTACCCACACCAGTAAAATCTCAGGACAATATTAAAATATATCCTTACCCTTCTTTACGGGCTTAACAAATATCTTAGCCTTCAGGCCCTTAAACAAATCTTCAACGACTTTCTTATTTGCCTTAGTATCAGCATCAGGATATTCGGGAACTGTATGCGGGGTTACTTCAGCCCATCTTTCTTTCTTGACAATCTTTAAAGCTTTGTCAAACTCATGTATTCCAGGGAGTGATTTAAAACTTGATGATACAAGCTTTAATACCTCAGAGAATATGAAATCAAGATATCGCTCATTTTGCTTATTCAGCCATTGCTTATTTATATCTTTCTGAATCTTGTTGTATTTGAGATTATAATATCCTTCAGTTTGTGAAATGAATTTATCTGTTGTCATTTATTTTATACCTTTTTTCAAATAATTTGGTACATTCCCATTCTTTAACAGGGTTTTCTTTATCATCTTTGTCATATAGCTCAATCATTTCTTTATCTACTTCTAGGACAGCCCAAAAATTAGGAATATGGCATTTCTGCTCTTTTTTGAAAGGAAATGATTTTAAATTATCTTTCCAAGGATAGATGTTACAAACCGGAAAAGGATTTGAGCCATAATCATCTCCTGAATCATCAGAACCTAATCCATTACAGAAAAAACAATTTTTATTATATTTTAATTCATCACTCAAAATTTTATCTCCTCTACAGATTCACCGTTATCTTCATAGCTCTTATTCTCATTCAGCTTACTTATCACATCCTGAATATTAGTTGCAAAGGATTTAAAATGATAAGCCTTATTTTCATTGAACCAGAAATTATTACTGTCATCAAAAAATATAGGTATCAGATCAAGGATGAATCCAACATCAGGAAGTTTTTTAAATAAATCAGATGCAATTTTATATTCCTTTTCAGAGGGCTGCATGGTTATTGCTGTCTTTTCAGAATATGCTTTGTAAAACTCAAATGCTATTTGAAAGTGTTCTGGATCAGGTTGATCATCGTGATCTGGGTAATCTTCATCAAATATGCTTTTCAAAGGTTTTGAAAAAATATCGTCATTACTTTTATTAATTAATTTCCTTTCCTTTCCTTCACTTTCTTTCCTTTCCTTTGCGAAGGTGTCCGAGGTTGAGCGAGCCGGTAACTGATCGGTGTCCGAGTCGGTGAGCGAGATATGCGAGAAATTATCTATATTAAAGCCTGATTTCCTTGCTAATTGAAGAATTTCATCCTTTGACATACTATTTACATCTTCTCTTTTAGCATAATTGTATTTAATTAGATTACCTTTTAAGCCGCCTATTTTCCTTTTTTCTTTAGTGTCAAAATAAGGTTGCAAATAAACAATAAGATTTGAAGAGAAAAAGTGTTTGTTATTATCTTGCTGAAATAATCCGTAATTACTTATTACAGTTTGTATTTTTTGTTCAGATATTCCGAATTCATCGGCTAGCAAATCTATATCTTCAAGAGGGTATTTATAATCAGTTTGCTCCCTTAATGTTTCAAGAAGCATAAAAAATATCCCGTATCCTTCAACCCCTAATTCTCGTCTGACTCGCCTTATTCTTCTGTCATGCCTTGCATTGCAGAAATGGGGGAAATAAGGGGTGTCTTTATCTTCATAGTGTTGAGCCATTATTTATTCCTTTTAAACTCGATTACCCATACCCATTGGTTATCTGATCCGTATATTGATTTCCATAGCAGACTGAACCTTTTTTTCTGAGTATCGCAGGTTTTACAATCACATTCTGAAACTCCATAATTTTCACCAAAACATCCATGCACCTGCATGCCGTCACAATCAGGACAATTAAATAAACCTTCTGATCCAGCGTTATCTGTATATATTTCATTGGAAATTATACCCTCTTTCAAGGCATCCTTTTCAGATATATCATTCACTCTCTCTACTCTGATATTAGTAATTTCAAGGAATATTCTTGCGTATTTTTTCGGCATGTGAATTGATGGTGTCCAGTTGAATTTAGGTATTTCATCCCCATACATATCATGAATTTCTTTTAAGTCCTGATCTGTAAAATCAGCTTTATAGTCAATATGTGCATTTATTGGAATCTCTTTATCTGTAGATTCTTCAGCAAAGGGGTTAAAAGTTTCCCGAACATAAAGAACATCCCCGATTATCCCAAAAGGACATTTAATATCTATCCAAGGATCACCATCTTCTTGCACATTTACAGGTTCATTTCCACTTTCAGAGGTATAAGCCCCAACAGTACAACCTTTTACAGAGGGCTTCACTGGTCGCCTTGTCTGAATTTTCCTATTCTCTAAAATAGCTTTTACCATTTCAGTATTAAATATCATCCCTCTTTCTTTCATCACTTCACCGCCTGGTTATAAGAAACTTCTTCAAGCTCTTCAATTATTTCAACAGCTTCTTGAGGAATTTCAGTATAATCATTCTCCCAGTTTGTAACTGATGATTGAGAATATCCTATCTTGTTTGCAAATCCATGCTGTGAAAGAGAAAGTTTTTTTCTCAATTCTTTAATCTCTGCACCTTTCAATTTATACTCCTTGTACTATTACTAATAATACCACTATAGGGTTATTTAATAAGACTGTCAATAAAATAAATACTACTTCAGTAACCGCTTTAAATTATCCTTCTGAAATACAGTTGTAAACTCTGATAATTCAGATATAAGTTTTAATACTTTTTCTTTTGATGGTTCGGGAAGATTGTTATTCCCTGAATCAGCCCCAATATTTATTTGTATTGGACGTGCTTTTTTTAACATTTTGACAAATGGGATAAGGTCAAAGTCCATTATAGGTTCAATAGTTATCATTCCTTGAAATGGGCCAATTAAACCAGATCTTTCAAGAGGTTCGGGGGTATTTCCCATTTGAGGATAAATTATATTGCTTTCTATTGTTGTGCAAAATGTCGTATTTTCAGGAAACCATTTTCCATAAAAACGAGCTGGATTTTTACTTTGAAAAAGATAATTGTTAAATGGATAATTTTTACAATGTTCAATAGTTTTTTCAATCCATTCACCTTTTATATCATCTGCAAACATATCACAAGAAGAACCGACAAAAATAAAATTATCTTTCCCAAGATCTGTTTTTAATTCTTTTTCATCAAATCGGGTATCTTTTAATTCCCCCCATCTTTTCATATAACAATAACTGCAATCATGCGGACACTTGCCTTTAATAGTATTCCATGTATGGGTTATAAAACCGTACATATTTCCTTTTTGTTGATTAAGACTCATTTTAAAAGCTCCTTTATTGATTTTTCAACAAGAGGCACGTTTTGAAAAACTGAATATTTATAACATTTTTCTGTAGCTAATCCCAAATCTCTTATTGCATTTTTTAAGGGGATGCCTCCATCTTTGTAAACCATATCTAAAACCATCATGCAACATATTACAGATTCAAAATCTTTATCTTTTTTAAGCCGTTTAACCTCTTCCCGCAACCTCTTGTTTTCTATCTGTATATCCTGCTTAAGCATTATTCGAAAACCTTTCCGCATTTATCACAAACAACTTTATGTATCTTATACCATCCATCAGGATATTTTTTATATCTTAACTCAATAGTTCCGTGAAAAGTTAAAAAACAATGTAGTAACCCTTTCATAAATATTAATAATCTTCTATCTCTCACTTTTTCATTCCCCCTTTAAGATATGTGATATATAAATCCCGTGTCCGTGAAGAGGTATAAACGCCCTTTTCATTTTTTGCAGTGCTGTATTCATGATTACAGCACTGCAAAACAATATTTTCAAACTCTGTTTGTAGGATCATGCCCCCTTCTCCTGTATCCGGGTTCCAATTATCAACCCAGTCCCTTTTTAACATTATATCCTTAGATTCATAACAAGATGACTTTATACAATGTGAACATTGTAAATTCTGATGCCTTTCTATTTCTCTACAATTAGCACAAGTTTTTGACTTTTCCGGTCTGTAGCCTGCCCTATATGTTTCGTATTCATCTAATAAATCCGCTAAGTCAGACTTACACATTGCATCTTCTGCGTAATACTTGTTAACCAGATTTGATTTATATTCACTTAATTTTTCACTCATTCAACCCTCTCCCAGTAACCTACTGAACTGGTATCAACAACAAGTGTCAATTTCAAACTCTCAGATCCAGCATAGGGATAATTAACCACAAACTCAAAAAAGTAGTTCTGAGTCACTTCTGTAGAAATATCAACAAGCTTCAACCGCCCATCAAGTAAGGTGTATGATCCTGTATTGTGAACATCTTCAGTGTAATAATCAAAATAAGTGAATGACTTATTTTCCATGAATGTAAACGCATTACCATCTTTTATCCATGTCCCTATTATTCGATCTGTTACAGGCTGATCATCGGGATCAGATGATAGGTATTTTGTTTCTATATCGCTGCATGAAAGAAATAATCCTATTATAAGGATTATGAAGAGTAACTTTTTCACTGTTTTTTCTCCTTATTATTTATTTTGCATTTAGGGTTGTGACATTCATAACTTTCATCTTCAACCCATCCCCCTTCCCCTAAATAGCTGTTGTCAATATGAGCCATATAACAACCACATAGTTCACATTTACTTTCATCTTTCATACTATTTCCCCTGATCCTTCGGAATAATCCCTTTTTCAAGATATCCATTATAATTTCTAATGTCTTTTGTTTTTTAACTACATTTGATTTATCTTCTTTTTTATTATTTTCAAGATACAGTGCATAATCTTCCGTTCCCAAATCATGCATGAATAAGTCCTCATCCATATCCGGCTCATAATATTTAACTATTTTTGTTGCAATTTTTAATTGTTCCTTGAGAGAACAAATCTCTTGCAATAATATATCATCGATCATTTAACACAATCCATCCCCTCGAGGACACCCGGGAACACGGTATATTATTATATCTAAAATTTTATCTTGATACTTTGTCAAAAAGTCTTCTATGGGTATTCCAAAATAATTATCCATAGTTTTAACAAATTCCCACGTATTGGTGTCTGTATCAAATATTTTTATGTCCATCCTATTACGATACGCCTTTAGGATTTTATTTTTCACTTTCTCGCTCAATTTCAGCCCTCCTTTCATCAAGCACTTTCAAGAAATCTTCCACTTTCTTATCTGGAATATTACGGGCTTTACCTTTTCCAGTATTGCCCGCAATCGCTCCAACTGTCCCGCTTCCTTTTATTTCAAACTTATCAGGAGTGTTCATTTTATGATTTCCTTAAAATTATTTCTTGCATGTATTCTGAATTACTCGGATTAGAAAGCATGTCTCTTCCAAAATCACACCCAGCTTTAAAACATTTTTCCATTTCTTCAAAGCTAAAAACAATCTTAATACATCCCGAACACAAATTTTCATCATCTTCCATTATGACAACCCCGCAATTTTTACAACTATAACTCATAATTCCTCCAACACAATTTTCTCACTCACACTATTCTGAACCATTATATCATGTGTCACTAATACAGTATGAAATCGCTTTGCCTTAATATGCCCTGATTCAACCATTTCCATGAAAAACTTTTTCATTTCAGGATCAAGAGCGCCATCAGTTTCATCTTGAAAAGCTGTTAAATACTTCAATCCGGTGTTTTCTTCTCTTGTTTCACCAAATGCATCATAAACAGCCTTTAATATCCAGACACCTTCACCACCGGAGAGCGTTACAATATCCTGTTCTTTTAACTCTTCAAGTTCTTCTTCATTATCGATTATCATAATATCAAAACATTCCACCTGTTTTTTATCTTTCCCGGTCCCGACTTCTTTAGTAGTATTGATCTTGATTTCAAACCGTGAACCATAAGCATCTTCAAGAAGTTTGTTTGCCTTATCTGATATTGACGGTGCAAGTGCATCGAGTTCAAGTGCTGGAATTCCGTTAAAATTAAAAGCCTGCTGCAGAAGTGTCCAGATATACGCTTTTTTCTTTTCACCAGATATCTCAAGCTTTATTGCATCTGCTTCAACTCTCATTCCGTCCAGTTTTACAAGTTCCTGGATTCTGTTTGTCAGATTGGTTTTATTTCGCTCAATTGACAGGCTGATTTCATTCTTTTTTTCCTGAAGAAGGTTGAATTCTGTTTTTAATGCTTCAAGCTCTTTTGAAAGCTCTGAATTATACAGATTTGCTTTTACTTTCCATTCAGATCTGACAGTTTCAAGGGAAGTTTTAAGCTCAACAATCTGTTTTTCAAGCATTTCAATATTTGTATCAGCTTTTTTTGATTCTTCAATGATAGTTTTTGCAAGTTCAATTTTATCAGCTTCATAAGCAGGGATTAAATCAATTTCAGCTTTGATTTTTTTACCCTTTTCGGTGATATCTATTATATCATGGTTAACTTTTACCAGGCTTTCGGCAATCTCGGGAGAAATAACAGATTTCAGCAATTCTTCTTTTTCTTCTCTGAAGTCGTTTAATTTTGCCTGTATATTAAGGGAATTATCAAGAATTTCAATATTTGCTTTTTCATACTCGGTTATTTCTTTATTAATATCATCTGAGATAAAACCGCATTTTTCACAGGGGATTTTAATTTTTTCAACATAGGCATTATTTGAAGAAATATCATCTTCAAGTCTGGAAATAGCCATTTCTCTTTTTGTTATTTCAATCCCATTATTTGATAGATTTTCTTTTTTCAACCTTTCAAAATCATTAACCTTATCAGTGATTTTATTTTGCTCAGCAACAAGTGAATAATATTTTTCACTCAATACCGCTTTTTCATCTTCAAGCCGTTTCTTTTCCACTGAATCCTGATCATATCTCTTGATAAGTTCATCAGTTTCAGAAAATCCATTTTTAGCAGTCTGAAAATTATCAATCTGTTTTGAACATTCAATAATCTTAAGATCTTTTTCCTGAATGGAAGTGTTAAGGTGCTTAATATCATTTGATATTTTCTCATTTTCAAGAACAGCAGCTTCTTTTTCATCTTTTTTTAATTTAGTAAAATCAACCCTTGAAATTGTATCGGTTTGTTCGCTCAATAATGTTTCAATGTAGCTTTTTAATATTCCCTTCTCTTCAACAACACTGTCATAACTTGTCAGAGCTTCATTTGTAGCGGTCAATTTTGCATCTTTACCGATAATCTGATTATTTATACTGTCAGCCCTATTTTTAGCCTTATCAGAGAGTAATTTATAATAATCATTTCCGAGAAGTTCATTAAATAATGCTTTCCTGTCTGCATTAGTGGAAGGAAGATCGGTGTTTTTTTGTGCAATATATGCAGATCGTTTAAAAAGCTCAACACTTCCAAAAGTCATATTTACAGCGCTTTTATAACCCTCTTTCCTTCCAGTCTGTTCTTCATCAAACGGCACATATTCAGATCCGGATTTGATATAAAGGAAATATTCAACTTTTCCAGACTTATTTTTACCGTCAATAAGCTTAATAGCTTTGAACTGTTCACCGGTTGCTGTATTTGTCCAGAAAGTTATTGACTCTGAATCTCTTAAAAAGAAATTATCCTGCAGCTTACTTTCTCCCCCGATTGGATCCGCATAAGGGTTACAGTTTTTAATGATTGTTGATTTTCCTTTTCCGTTCCCTGCAATAAGTGCAATTATTCCAGAACTGATTGCATTGAAATCGATTTCAATCTGTTCCTTATGAAGTCCTTTCCAGATACCTATTGCACCTTTAAGAATCAGCTTATCAAGTTTAAAATGACGGGGTTCATGTGATAATCCAGCCTGTTTGATTTCATTTTCAAACTCATTGCAAGCATCTTCAGCCCCTTCAGGAATTGGAAGATCAGTTGATAAACACCAGATTTTAAACTTTTCAAAGAGCGATTTACTGTTAATGATCTCTGCTGCCCGGGTTGTTTCTTCAGATTTTATCCGTTTTGTTACTCTTGACCCGGGAGCAGCGCCAACTCTATTGATTAAATCATCTAAAAGCTGATCAGTTGTAAATTCTGTACTTTCAGATTTTAAACATTTAACTTCAAGCCATAATTTCAAACCTTTCCCTTCTTGAAAAAGCTTTACATTAAACTGATCATCCCCCCAGTTTAAAGATATTTTATTCATTGGAACACACGGGAATTCAATTGTTTTTCTTTTGACTTCATATCCATCAGCATGACTTTTAAATAAATCATGTGAAGATCCGGAAAATCCTCTTTTTTCGATCTCAACAAGAGAAAAAGCCTTTTTATCAAGCTCTCCCCAAGTCTTATTATAGATACTTCCCTCATATCCACCCTCAATAAAGGGAAATTCCTGTCTTTTATGAATATGACCCATTGAAATATAATCGGCTCCAATTTCCTGCAGGTCACGGAATGTTATTTCAATTCCACCTGTCGGTATAACCTGAGTATCAGAAATCTGCGATCCTGCAATAGTTCCGTGAAATAGTACAAAACAGGGCAATTCTGCATGATCTCGCCTTATTTGAGCATAACCGGTTATTAATGTTTGAAGATTTTTTATGCACTCAGCGGTTGCCTCTTCAGATGAGAGGTTTTCATTATTTGACAACAACCATGATTTATTAGGTTCAGGGATGCCGAGAATAAGGGCTTTATCCCCATTATTAAGATCTTTCTGTGGTTTGATTTTTTGTTCAAAGTTTAAAAAATATCTTATCCCAGGCTGTATAATAACAAAATCATGTTTTGCTTTTATCTTCTCAAAATTCCTTAAACTTCCAGAATTATCATGAGTCGGAGTACCATAAATTGCAGCAATCGGGGAAATGTTTAAAAGTGATTCAATCCAATCTGAAAAACGGGTATATCCAGAATTATCTGAATTAAGTGTTACTCTGTCGGACAAATCACCAGATATTAAAATAACATCCGGTTTGATTTCCTTTGCTTTTTCAAGGAAAAAATCAGCACTTATCCAGAAATCTTTCTGTTTGTCTTTATCAGTTGGAAAGTGCAGGTCTGCTGTTGATAGTGTTTTAAGCATTATTTACCTCTTTCAAGTCATAATCAATCATTGTTTCAAAAAGGCTATTACTGCACATTTCTTCCCATTCTTCTCCTGTATAATCAGATTTTTCTTTTCGAGAAGTTTCTTTTAATGATTCTTTTACAGCACCCCATCCTATTTCATCGGTCATATCTTCAGAAGTCCACCCGTATTCACTCGCATTGTCTTTATGACGATCAAGGGCTTTTTCTGCTTCTTTTTTTGCCTCTTCTTTTGTTTCATGAAAAAGATATTCACATTCGGCTTTGTCAAAAGAAAAATAATTATTAGACATTTTCAAGCTCCTTTTTAACCTTCTCCATTGGTGAACCGATAAAACAACCAAGCCCGTTGAATCGTTTAGCCTTCCAACCGCAAGAACATTTATCAGGATCAGAACCGTTTCCACCCCTTTCGCATTCAGAGCATGCAGTCCATAATTTACCCTTATTATCTTTAAAGCTATGTAATTTAGCCATTCATCTGCCCCTTTCTAAACTTCTCAAGTTCTTCAATTGCAATCTTTAAAGTTTCTATAAGAATACTTTTATCAGCTATCATTCTCTGTATTCCGACAATATGTTTTTTTGAACTCTGAACAATGGGATCATTCAAATATCCTTCAAGATCCAGTTTTGCAACATCAACAGGGGATAATTCACCAGTTTCAATTGTTGCATCGTCAAAAGGGCTGTTGTTATCCTGTGATTCTTCCTGAACAATTTCAGCTTCAACAGTTTCAACATCTTCAAAACCACTTGATTCTTCGGGGGCTGATATCTGGTTTCCATAAAGGTTATTGGTTGCACCCATTAAATGATTCGCAATAGCTGCTTGACCTGCAGGTGTTTTTGAAATCTCATTGAGGATTTTTGCTTTGTAAACGGGGTTTTCAACATACTGCCCGAAAAGCATTGGTTTTGTAATATCAGCTTCTTTAAAGCCTGTTGGAATTGCAGCAAGATATCTAACAACCATCAATTCAGCACCGGTTGAAGCTCTTTGAGTTGAAAACTTTTTAACATCAAGCATTTTTTTCCTTGCTTCAATTAAAGTTTTCGGGGGATATTTTGAACTAATCATATCAAGATTAAACCTGTCAGTAACAGAAAATTCATATTCCTGAACAGGTGAAGTTCTGGGAGTACCATCTGTTTTCATTCTGGTTCCCTGAGCGTATCCGATTATTGCATATTCACCTTCAGCCTGAAAAACATTTTCAATCTTAACAATATGGACTCCTGACCAATCGCCTTTTGTTTTTGTACCGCAATTATTTGTGAATCCAACACCAGTTGCTTCTGCAATTCTGTTTGTAGCAGATTTGAGAGGGTAAAAATTGCCCTGCCCTACTGATGCAAAATCATCTTTTTTAAAAAAAAGTTCAGATACTAACGGCATATATTGATCCGGTAATTCTGAAATCTCTTCCCTGGATACATATACAAGAGCGCCTTTTCCGGCTGCTGTGTCTATCTTCTGAAGTGCCAATTCTTTTTTCATATTTTCTCCTTATTAAAAAATATTATACAGATATGTTAATCATGATTATATGGACTGTCAAGTAATTATTTAATATTTGTTGATTATTTAACTTTTTTAATCTTTTTTATATATAAGCGTTATGTTGTAAGATGCATCTGATAATTCTTCCGTAAAAACATCCATACTTCTGTTAATTCATCAATACTCATATCTTTAATCTGCTTATCACACACATTTTTAATTCTCATAGATAATAACCGGCTTGCAGTCTGCTTTGCTCCGTTCTTTTTATCAGCAAGAACATATGTTTTAATACGTTGAATTTCAGATCTTAAATATTTTTCCTCTTCTGAAGGTGTTAATTTGAAAGATGGTATCACGGGCTCTTTTATGTTTTGTATGTCGGCTGTTGATGAAAGGGGATTTATATATGGTTTTCCCTCTCCGCTTTCACCTTCTTCTGATCCTGGTATTTCTTGTTTTTCGCTCTGTTTTTTAAGTGCTGAAAGTTGTTCATTTTCAATCATTCTAATTGATTTTAAGAATCTTTGATCTTCAGGCCCATAAATTATACATTCTTTTTTCCCGGGAAAAAGGCGGTTCCCTCTTGCAAATGCCTGTTCTATCCAGGGAACTGATCTGATATGTGTTAAACATGCAATTCTATTGATTTCTTTGACACTCAATCCTTCATATGCCATGCCAACGGTAATTAATATTTTAATAATACCTTTTTTCAATAGATTTATATTTTCTTTGGCCTGCTGTGTGTCTTCTGAAGTTGCAATTCTTGATCCTGAATGGTGAGAATAAAACCAATTATAGTATTTTTTTGCTGTTTTTATATCGGGAGCAATAACAAGAAGTTTACCTTCAGGGAATTCATCAAGGCTATTTATCCAGTCATTATAACAGGCTTTCAATAACTGCATTGCGTATTCAGTTCTTAAAACAGTATAAAGGGCTTTTCCATCTTCTGTATAAGTTGATAATTTTGCACTTGCAGTAACTCCCCCCTCTTCCCATTCTGCCCGACCGTCAATTGTTTTAAAATAAATGGGACAGATTGCACCATCTTCAAGAGCTTCACTTCTGGAATAGCTGATAATTTTTGTATGCTCTTTTTCTTCAGTATCAATATATGAACCACGGTAATCAATAAATGATATTCTTTTCCCATCACCTCTTGAAAAGGTTCCTGATGCATAAATCACAAGTTTTGCTTTATCAACAAGCGGTTTAATTGCTTTTTCCCAGCTTGAATCCTCTGATATGTGGTGAGGTTCATCAAGGAATAAAATATAATCATGGTTGTCAAACTCTTCAGCATGCCTTTCCGGATTCTGCCCTATTGCCTGGTAAGTTGTTACATATCCAGATGATCCACGGGAAGGATCAATTTCATTTCCTGCAGCTCTTATCCTGTGATTTGTGGGCCATTCATCATCAATGAACTCGGATTCCCCTTGGTATTTGAGCGAATTTCTCGGCACAATCCAGCATAATTTATCAGCAATTAAAGGAATAAGCCTATCGCATAATATAACAGGTAATTTGCTCTTTCCCCCTCCGGGAGTTATGGCACCAATTATTTTATTTATAATCTGCCCTGATTGTATATCAAGACAGATATTATCCATTTCAGATTGATGTTTTCTGTATTTCATTCTATTGAGTTCAACGCATCATTCAGCTTTTCCACTGTTAAATCATATTCCTGGAATATCTTATCAACATCCGACTTTCTGTAAAACTCATTTTCAAGAGCATTTTCAATCAAAAGACCTTTGTTATTTTCAATAAACTCCTCTCTTAAACCGCAACCCGGATCATTGCCAGCACAACAATTGCAGTTTTCTTTTTTGCAGAAAACATCTGCAAGGTCATTTTCATCAAGGTAATATGTATTAATGTTATCCATTTAACAACTTCCTGTATTCTTCAACCTTTTCCGGTTCTGACTTTCTCCATTCTTCCCATGTTGAATCAGTTAAAACATGGTTTAACCATTCAGGAAGTTCTTTTTCAAGATCAATTTCAAATGATTCAGAATCTTCAAACTTATGTTTTTCACAAGTGAATATTGAAGGGGGTGTTTCGTCTCGATCGTGAGCATATCCCATTCCTCTATCAATTTCTTCTTTACATCCCGGATAATCACAAAAAGCCGGAACTCCATAACCTTGCCAACGATCATTTGACCAATATACTTGATATCCCATACTAATTAACCCTCCTTATCTATGTATTTATTTAATTCCCTGGTACACCAGAAAAGGGGCTCTTCATCTTTTATTGTCTCATCGTCCCATTCTGGATCAATAAATGGTTCAGTATCACCTAGTAGATTATCTAATATTTCTGAAACCTCTTTTAATATTTTCACTTTTGTTTGCATCTTCAAAGCTCCCTTATAACAACATGACAACCAGGTTTATTATCATTATCCCAAATCTTAACCGGTTGACCACAACACGCCTGACAATCATCTTCCCAAACACCAAGATCTGTTAATGCATCCATGACGGCTTTTTCAAGATTATCCCTGTCCGGTTTTTGAATATGCCAGTATTTAGGAGAAGAATCTTTTAAAAGATGAGAAAATTTACCAGTTCTGTAATGCGATTTAGGACGGGGGATCATAAAAGTTGTATCAAGCTTTACCGGTCCGGTGATCTTTTTCTTTAAACCACCCTGAATAAAAGTTGTAATTATTATATCTTTCCAACTCTGAACAGGATGATTTTTAGCAGTATAGTTCTGGACCATTGCTTTATTATTTTTAATATATCCCCGGTGTCGCTGTCGTGGCTGCGGTACTGGATTACCGGGAATAAATCTTGAATAGATTGGTTTATCTGACATTTAATAAGCCTTCCCGTTTTTATGTGGTCTTGTTTTGTTGTAAGCCATTTTTGCAGCTATATGTTTTTCAATGGGAATATCAAGATCAGAGCATAAATATTGCAACATTTCAATTGAATCACTTATCATGCTTAAAAGAGATAATTTAGAATAATCTGTATCTGAAATTGTTCTGGTTATTAAAAATATAGCTTCACCCATGTTTTTAATTTCTGGAAGAAGGACTGTTGAAGGTAATACGGGGTTGATCTGTAAAAACCCACACAAATCAAAGAGTCTTAAAAATACATCTGCAATTTCATCTTCAAAGGTATCTTTAACCCAAACCTCAAAACGTCCGATTTCGCTTTTTATGGGAGAATCTTCTTGATAATTCATATCAAATTTCAAATTATCAACTTTACAAAACCTCTCTCGTCTGTGAGCTTCAAGAGCTTCACCGCATAATTCACCAATAAGAAGGGCAATGAGTTCTCCGGTATGTTGGTTTTTTGTAATGCCTCTTTCTTTAATATTATGAAATCCTTTTTCAACCATCATTGAATAATGTTCTTTTATTATATTTTCAATATCCATTATCAATCCTCATCCTCTTCATCAAGATCCAGTTCAATCTCATCATTTGGATCAGAATATTCCATAGTTTCAGAAAGTTCCTGCATTTCTTCAGATTCTTTTGGTTCAAATAAATCAGGATCTTCAGAATTATCAGTATTCCTTCTGCAACCAAGACCGCACCCTTCATCATCATTTCTATCGCAATCGACACAAACAGAATTATCAAAGCTCAATTCATCTTCTTTTTCTTCTTCAGGGAATTCAAGAACAGTTGTTTCTTCTTCAATAACTCCCTGGTGAAAAAGCGGTTCATCCTTTTCAAGACGCTTTTTTTCGTTATCCCGTCTATCTCTTTCAGAATAAATCTGATTAATCAATTTTTTATAAAGTACAATTGCCTTGTAAAATCCTTGCTCATACCAAACATCACGGGGTTTATCAAGATGAAGGAATGATTCTTTGATATTTTCACAAGTGGAATTGATTGCTTCAATAAAGTTCTTATACCAATCTTCTTTTTTAAACCCCTCATAATTTGCAATCAAACTTTCAAGTTCTGTATAACTCATTTTTTCAAGTTCTGGAATTGAATCACCTGTATCGGTATACATTTCAAGTGTGTTGTATGAGTATCTAAGATTGCTGCTTAAATATTCAATGAACTTTTTGAACCCTGTCAATTGACCTTGCATATCTGCAATTTTCTTTCCAGCTTCTTCAACTTCCAATTTTTCTTTAATTTCTCTTATTCCGGCATGAATAATAATCATAATGTAATTCAGCATAGTTTCTCCTTTCAATAAAAAAGGGGAGCGACCTCTCTACTCCCCTTTTAAGCATCAGATATTAGTTTTCTAAGAAATAATATTGAACAGGGATATATCATTAAATATAACACCGTTCAAATGGATTCAGCTTTCATGCGAAAACTGCATATTTAATCCGGAAACTCCGGTAAATATCAAAAAAGGACAGGGCAGGGATTTGTTTTATGTCACCCTGCATAGTGCTGATTGTATAGTGTGTATCGACCAACCCATCAATCACATCTTATGGCGTGGGTGTTATTGCACCTTATCCCACTGTTCTATTAAGCGTCTACCTATTCCGCCACCTGTCCTAAAAGATTGGATATAACTTTACGTTGGCTTCGACTTCTCCAATCATGTGAGTGGTTTCCCCTTCTCACGTCCAGTTTACTTTGGAGGGACTATTATAAATAATAGTTTCGCATCGTTGGCGCTTACAGGATTCGAACCTGCGATCCCTTTCAAAGATACATGACTATCTATATCTACTCAGGATTATTCATGTGATCGGGTTTTATCCGATCTTATCAACCTTCAACCACTCAGTCAAAGCACCGTTTAAAGATTACCGGCTGATCACATCACAACCGGTAAAAATAAATAAACATAATACATTAATAATAAGTCCATTCAGAAGAATGTAACTACATGCCGAATAAGGGATTTGAACCCCTGACCTTCAGAATCTGGTTTACATTCTGATATTCTACCACTGAACTAATCCGGCAATATTAAGCCGGTAGACTGACCGGCAACAGATCCGAATATTACTTTAAAAGGAGGCTATGAATTAAACTGACTTATTACGGCATCAGCTGATTCAATCAAAACTTTCTTTGACCAATTGCTCATGGTCTTTTCAGGACTTAAAGCAGCAGCATATTTAATTCTACTGTGTTCCTCTCTAGTTAAACCCATAATATTTACTATAGGGGATGATTCTTTGATTTCTGATTCTCTATCACTCATGCTTAGTATAATAATCGTGATTATATGAGCTGTCAAGTAAATATTTAATATTTATATAATTTGTTAACTTTTTTATATATGTTGCTTGACATTGCAACTTATCGGGTGTAATATTCTATATAAGTTAAGGGGGAAAGGATGAAAAATAGAGTTGAAGAATTGGCAAAAGATATGAATGTTTCTGCAAGTGATGTTCTGTGTTTGGCAAAATCAGTTGTTAACAGTATCGTTAAAGATGGTGCAGGGAATGTATTTTTAACTTGTACAAATGATGAAAGAAAATCTCTTACAGAATCTTATATCATCCATGCAGTAAAAAAGATTGAAAAGTTTCAGACAATTTTTCTAACTAACCCAGAAGCAAAAGAGGTTTTTACAAGAAAAGTTTTAGCTATAATATAATAATTAAGCCCCGAAAGGGGTAAATAAATAGGGGGAAGTATGAATAAGAAAATTATTGAAAAGTTTACAGGGATTGATGATAGGCTAAAATACGTTGAAAGGATTCTTGACCTATTTGTGCAGGAAGATCTGGCAAGGAAAAAAGCAAGAATGTTAAATCCTATAGATTCTTTTGAAGATCTTTTTCCAGAAGAACGATTTGAAAATATCGAATCAGAATTAAGCAGAATAACTGAAGTTATGAATAAAATTAACTTTGGTGAAAAATTAAACGGTAAAGTGTTTTCAGTCAGTCATACCACTAAGGAAATTGCAGATAAATTCAGAACAAAAATAAGTGATTCCGATTTATTTAAAGAATTTACTAACATGAATATGGGTAAAGCATGGGCTGATAAGCCCGATCAGGCTGAAGATTTACGGAAAATTGTTGCTAGTAAAAAAGGTGGGGATATTAAGCACCTTAATCATGTTAATAAGATTCTAGACAAACATGAACAGGATCAATATTTTATACCTTTTGCCGGAAAAGTAGAAGAGGAATTTATTGATATTAAGATAAATGATGATTTAACCCCTCTTGAAAATATAGATATATCAATAACCTCTCCTGATAAACCGGAAATAATCGGGGATTACATGCACTATCGGGGGGAGGATTATTATAAAGTAAAAGGAGATTGTTCCAATTGTATAGGCTATAAAGATTCTGAATACCCCTGCTGTAAATGCAAAATAAAGGGGGAATCCTCTTGGAAAAACATAAAAGAAATTGATATCACTGATGATATCGCAATTTTGCGACCATGGGTAATATGTGAAAACATTATTTTCAGACTATGGGGAAAAGATCTTTTTGATATGTTAATTGTTCAGCAAAAAAAGATGAAAGGAAGTCTCTATTATGTATCTCCTAAACATACAATGATAGCCACCGTATCAGATCTTAAAAAAGCAGGGATAGCAGAATGAACACATTTAAAAAAATAATGCTACCAGGGGAAATAGTTCTTTTAATCCTCTGCATAGCGTTTTTAATCCGTTATTTTGGGGAACATATGTTAAATATATTGAAAGGGTGGTTTTAAGAATGAATATGGAACAGTTTGAAAGAATTAAAAAATTAGTATTCGTGATATTGGGCGTTGTCTATCCCCCTTGGATAGTAGGGCTTTTATTTAAAAATATTATAAATAGTAGTGCTGATAAAATACCACTTCTTGTTATTTGGATAATTGGGGCTATTATTTTAGGTGCATCATGGGGATTGTATATTGTATTTAAACCCTTGTGTATAGAACTTTTCATGTGGATAAAATACGGAGATGAAAAATGAATAGTAAAATGCCAGAAGCTAAACCAGAAAAAAGAATGATATCAACAGAACAAGCAGCGGATAAACTTAAAACTACAAAATGGTCAATTGCTTATTATTGCAGAAATCATAATATCGGGCAGAAAGTCGGAAGGGAACACCTATTATCTGAAGATGAAGTTGAACAGATTAAGTTGATGCGGGAAAAAAGATGGAATGGAAGGGTTGGTAAAGTAGTGGAAACACCAAATATTGAACCTTGGGTGCATTTAAAAACAGGTAAATATTATTACAGAATTTTACCAGATGTTATCAATACTACAAATGACCAAGACGGGCAAGAAATGATTGTTTATGAAGATGATAACAAGAAAAGGTTTGCAAGGGAAAAGAATGAATTCTATGAAAAGTTTTCACCTGTAAAATAAAAAACCCTCCGGTTAAGGAGGGCTTTATTACGAAAATATCCTTTTTTTAAATATTGGATGCCTAACCAAAACCATAAATAGTGATTGATTCAACCATCCTCTGATTGTTATATATGTTTATATTTTCGTTTACAGTTTTAACTTCCGTATAATTTAGATTGAAAGTGTTCTGTTTGTGGCTCATTGCCTGATTATCATTCCATATAGCTTTCATTTCAACTGATTCAACAGTTAAATAGCTATTTGCAGAACATATAAGTTCTACACTGGTAAATACTTTTTCAGGCTCGACCACCACTGAATTTTCCGCAATTGCGAAAACGGTGAACAGTAGAAAAAGTGTTAAGATAAAAAATAAGATCTTTTTCATTTGGTTATTCTCTCCATATTTGTTATTTATGTAAGTTTAATACTTATATTTGTTATATGTCAACTTTTATTTCTTTTTAAGTTTATCCGCAATATTTTCACCTGCTTTACCACCAAACCAAAATCCAATTATTAAACCGAATATAATCCAGAAGCCGTTAGGCAGTAAACCCTGTATCATATTATAATCAGGTGTATGTTTCCAGAGGTTATAAACATCCATACCAACAAAAAGCATATAAGCAGCAAACATTATTATTGTTACAAGCGGACGGATAATAGATCTTAATACTAATATCCATTTTGGAACCTGATCAGCTGTACCTTCATATTTTAAAACAAAATCTCTTAGATCTTTCTGATTTTCTAGAAATAATTGATCTATTTTAAAGTCAAGATCATTTTCCTGTTTTGCCATTTCTCCCATTATTTCAACGGATAATCTTTCGATTTCTCCCCTTAATTCAGGAGGTACTCTATCCTTTGCAGTAGTGATTATTTTTGATACGCTATCACCTGCACCGGTAAAAATATCTCTTATTCCCTTGCCTATTTTATCAGCAGCTTTAAACCAACCCACCTTCTACACCTCCATCAATTCAAAATGACATAAATCCTGGAAACTCTGATCATCGATAATATAACCGTCTGAATCCCAGTTTCCACCCCACCTAATAATATGATCAATAGTACCCCTACTATATAACTGAATAGCTACAGACTGAACAACCGCTGCAATATATGTCATTTGATGAATAGTGTATGATCCTTTTCCATCTTCTTTATATGCATAAATATCAATAGCTTCTGAGGGGTATAATTGATGTTTTGACTTTTGGGAAATTCCGTCTATTTTTGATTTGTTTGCAGTATATAAAGCGACCTGCTGCTGCTTAGTTCTATGACCGCATGAAATATCGAAATCAATCATACAGTATTTTTTTACTTCATTAAAAATAATTTGTAAATCTTCATGAACACCCTCAAGCCTTTTTACAGAACTTTCAGCAAATCCATATGGTTTAAATTTCATAATAATCTCCAATCTTAATTATTATTTATTTTTTATCAGCCTTTAATTCTTCAAGCATTTTTATAATATATTTGATATCAGTTTTAATTTCAGCATCATTTACATCTTTATCATTCATTCTGATTTTAAGAGTGTTTATCTCCGTTTTTGAATAAACAATTTCTTTTTCATGTATATTTAAAGTGCTTGTAATTTCAGAAAGGCTTATTTTTGTAGTGAAAATAAATCCACCAGTGCAGATTATGGCAGTCAATATTAATGTAAGGGTATGTTCAACAACTTTGTTTTTTAGAAATTTCATTGCTTTATCCATCCAATATCCAATCCTTATATTTTTAAATAATGCCGAATGGCTTTATAAATAGCACATCCGGCAAATAGATTGGATATACTACTTATAATATAGTTTCTCACGTTTTTTTTGATTTGTCCATATTAAGCCTTATATATCCCTTTTCTGTGCAATATGAAATAAGTTGCTCTCTACTTTTAAGTCCTGATAATTCCCATGTTCTTTTTAATTTTTTATTTATTGCACCAGCTGTAACCTCTAAATCATAAGCAATTTCTTTTATTGGTTTTCCATTTGCTAGCTTTTGGATTATATCAAGAGTCCCTGAATCACACTGTAAACCAATGATATCAGTTTTATTTTCTTGTTTAGTTACTACTATATAAAGAGCAATAATAAATATACTTCCTACTATATAATTGATTATTTGTGGAGTTGTATAATTATCTATCATTCCTTTTACTGCAATACATACTATAAAAAGATGTGAAAATATAATAATTCTCTTTTTATCTTCAAACATTGTAAAAGAAAAACCCATAAATAATGCAGGTGTAAGACTGTCTCTATTCCCAGTAAAAAGGCTGAATAATGATAAAAGTAAGAAAACATAACCGTTTGTTATTCTCTGTTTTGATTTGTAGAATATAAGAAGTAATAAAAGTGCAGTATATGGAAGAATAAAATAAGTTATCCAGATAAGAGGTTTATCTGAAGTAAAGAATGTTAATGTATTCAGCATTGACACAATCGCCAATACTGAAACATTTAACCGCGTAACGGTTTTAATCTTATCCATTCCAACCCGGAGCTTTTGCATCTTCTGTTGAATACTCAAGGAGAAAATCAGGTTCTGCTGAAACAAGAAGAAAATCGAGTTCTTCTATTTTTTTTGAATGATCTTCACCGTGTTCAGCCTGTCGATGTGAACAAATTGCAAGTTCTACAATATTAACAACATCAGTCTGAGCATCATTTGATTCATCATTACAATAGGGAACATAGGCTTTTGCTCTGTCTCTTGTGCTTTCAAAGCTTTCAGCTGCATAAGCTTTTTCATCTGCAATTTCAGCATTGTAAACAAGCTCTGATGTTTTACCATTCGAGAGAGGAACACCGCAATATACAGGTGCTACTTTGATTAGAAATTCTTTGAGATTCATAAATATTTTCCTTTAAAATTATTTTAATAAATATAAAGTATATTGTATGATTTTACAAGGTTTTTTAAATTGAATAACAGCATTATTTAAGACTTTACAACTGACAAGTATTAACTTATACTACTTTTATATAAACATTACAGATTTGTAATAATTATTATATTATTTAGGGGGTTGGAGTGGGTATCAGAATACAATTTGATCTTGATGATGAAGAAACTGAACGGTTTTTAAGATATGGAGACTTTAAACATCGTCATTATCTTGGAAAAAGGTCTTTTCTGGAATGGATAACACGCCATGAAGGGAAGGATAGTAAATTGAGTAAGCTGAATAAAAGTAAGCTTAAAGAAAAGATTAAATCTGTCTTGAAAGAGTTGCTTGAAGAAATGGGGGTTTTGTAGTGGGGAAACTTCCTTATATTGTAAACCCCATGAAGTATAGTGATCTGTTTGAAATTCCTAAGATTAAAAAATATGAAGATAACATCTTATGTGGTGTTTATTTTTTAGTTAAAGACAATTCAGTTATTTATATAGGGCAGTCCTCGAATATTATAAACAGACTCACAGGTCATAAGGAAAAAAATCATGATAGTGTTTTTTATATATTATGCAAAAAAGAAGATCTTTTGAAGCTTGAGTCTCATTATATAATTGCCTTTAATCCTATATTAAATAAAAAGATTGAAGCTGGTGCATGGCTGAATACTCATAGAATATGGATCAGGGAAGATAATAAAAAGAGAAAATTGAAAAAGGATGGTGAATAAATGGTTAAATGCAGAGCTGAACTTGATCTGGAAAATGTTAAATGGTTAACACCCATCAAGGGGAGTGTGGTTTGTAAGTGTGGAAAGAATAATTTCCTTACAAGGTCAAGAGAGGCAAGGGGATATTCTAAAGATGAAAACGGTTCGATGTGCAGAAAAGTTCCGAGAGTTAGAATGAGCAAGAAGCAGAGAAGGAAAGAGAGAGCTGAAAAGAAGGGGGTTGTTTAATGCCTGACAAAATTATTGGTTATGGAATAAACATAGTAAAAAATAATCTTGATGTAAGGCTTGCTCAAAAATTGTGTCGCTCAAAATATGATTGTATTTCAAAGGCTGAACCAGTATTCAAGCAAGAGAGTAATAAATGGTCTTTTGAAACTGTCGAAGGTGAAAAGGTATTTATTGATAACTGTAATGTAGATGTTATCAGGTGGGTTCCTGTTTATGAAGATGTAAAAAAGGGGGAATAATGCTTAAAACTACACACTATACAGAAGTAGGATTTACTCATAAAAAGTCTGGAATATGTTCTATCTGTAAAAAAAGAGCAACAAGAAGTAAATATTTCTATCAAACAATAAACCCATTTAATAAAAATGAAGATGGATCTATTAAAAATGGTGGTGATATTATGAAAGAAGAAAATATAAAAGCTGATAAATGGAAAGAAGAACCTGTCTATCATGCGAGGTGTAAATAAATAAACCCCTATGCTGCTAACATAGGGGAAGGAGAAAAGATGAAAATATCCATAGAGAGGTTATCTTTAATAGTATATATCGGTATCATCATTTTCGCAAGTTGTCAAATTCCCGAAATAGATGATAAAATAAATGTAGAAAACTCTGTAGTGACAGAGATTATAGAAGATAAGGAGAATTATATTATGGAAATTAAACCAATTGATGATTATGCAGCTTATGCATTTACTGATCAGGGAAGCCTTTTCGGGCTTGAGGATAGTAAAAAAGTATATATTACTATTCTTGATACTGAAGATAATACATGTAAGCTGAATGATTTTTTCAAGGTCGGAGAGATTATTTATTTTAATATTAAAGGGACTGAACAGGGTGCTGTTATTCCCGATACTGATCCTGTCCAGTATGAATCTGTTGAAAAGATTTATTATTTTCTTCAGGACAAAGGGGTTGTTCTTGATATTGATGTTTCTGAATACCCTGATAAACCTGAAAGCGATTTTGTTACTATGGCTGATGGGATTTTTCAGATAATGGAATATATTAATAAAGATGTTGTCCATTCAAGAGTCTTGAGAAATGGTGCGCCTACCGCTTTTAAAATGATTGATGGATATTTTTACACACCTGCAGGATTATGGTTTTCAGTTCCAGAGACTTTATCAGTTAGATTGAGAGGGATTTATTTTTATAATCATAAGGATAATTTAACACAGTTTCCGGATATAGCTGGGAGGATTTGGTAAATAAAAAGGGTGCCGGAATTAACTGACACCCTTTTTTAATGTTTGATTTTTTATGTGTGCTGTACTATTACAGCGCTTGCACCTGTTACGAGACTTTTATCTCTATTTTCAACATCATTTGTTCTGTTTTGAATTGGAAGAACTGAGTTTGCTGAGTCGAAACCTGATATTCCGACCTGCCCTGTCCCTGGGACTTCTTCTGCTCCATTTCCACTTAGCGTAAAAACACCCGCACCATTAAATACTCTACCCTCATTTGAAAATTGACCAGTAATCCTCAACTGTTCATCAATCTGCAGTTCTGCCAAGATATCAGCAACTCCACCACCGGTAGTCATATCCCTTGCGCCATAACCACCTTTATCAAGAAGTGTCCGAGTTCCTAAAACATCCGGAGCGTAAAGGTCAATATACGCCCATTCTTCAGCGGTACCGACTTTGAAAATATCATCTTCAAGAGTTGTATTTCCTGTTACAACTGTACCGTCAAGATGAACCATGCTCCAATAATTCAAAACTATGCCGATTATCTTTTGAAATAATAAAATATTCTGAGAATAAAGAACATCGGACCGGTCATGAACAACATGCATTGAGCCACCGAACACAGTCCCATTATTTGAAAATCTCATTAACTCTTCAAATGAGGGAGGTATAAACCAGAAGGGGGTATTTTTTTGTAAGAGTGGATTTTTATTCTGATTAAGCGCTGAACCTGTCGAGGTTGCAGTTATCCTTTCAATCCTTGTGAGCGTTCCAGCTACCGGGTAAGAAGGACCGGGATCCCATGCAGGAATTTCCCCCGAATTATCTGAAATAATTGAGAGCCCTGATGAATCTTCAAACACTGCTAATTCCCCTGCTGCTATAAAAGCATCACTTCCAGGTGCTATTTTTCCAGCAATCAACGATTCAACTAATTCGACTATCCCGTCATTACTTGTAAAAGTACCATAATTATTTCCGGTTATATTAAGATCTACACCGGCATAAATTGGATTAGTTACTTTTATAAGTCCATATAAAGAAGTCCCTGGATTAACTGTTGATTCCTGAACAGAAGCATTCGGGTCCGCTTTTATTTCATATGATGATCCTTGAGGTATTACGGTTACACCCTGCTTTAATACAATATTATTCATTAAATAGGGTAAGAATCCATCAAGTTTTATATGTTGCCACTGATCAAGGACAAAACTTCCAACTGGTATATTTGCAACTGATTCAAAAAAACCCGGTTCTATATCTCTTTTAAATGCCATAATCTAACTCCTTAAATTTTATTCTATAATTGTCAGTGTCTGCGATAAGACACCTGAGAAATCTTCTGTCTGCGGTTGTGATAGAACACCTGAGAAATTGCCGGTCTGAGGTTGTGATAAATTACCAGAAATAACTTCAGGATCAATAAAACCTGATCTTGCTTCTAATGATAAAACATCTTGTCCAGGATCTGATTCTCTAACAACCCATTCAATCTTATTTGAAAACTGTCTGCCGTTAATATTAACATCTAATTCAACGATGTCAAGAAGGTCAATTTCTGCAGCTGATTCACCACTACTGATTTTAATAACTTCTGATACAATCCCAAATCGTTTAATCATTCTATCTGCAAGATCAATGACTTGACCGGTCATATATAAATCAGTTGGATAATCCTTTTTTTCTTCTTTATCAAATTGTGGGGATATTCCAGAAGATTGCTGCAGTTCATGTTTACCTGATTCAATATTTTTTTGATATCTTACAAGTGCAAGGGAATTATAATATCTAATTGCATCAACATAATCCTTCCCGGGATTTTTCATCAATTTCCATGCTTGTAATTTATGTACTTTGTAAACTCTTCCCCACTGTCTGATAGTTAACCTGCCGTCATTTTTAGTAAATAAGAAAGCATTATCAGATTTTAAAACAGCATCAACTAATTGACGGACCGTACCGCCTGGAAAATAGAAATTAAGATTTCCGGATGAAATAGAATATTCATTAGTTTCTGTCAAATCCCAGTTATCTGAATCAAAAGTGATAGGGGATTTTACTGTAATTTCTGAAGTAATTATATCACCTATAGTATTACCACTTACACCTGATACAAGGGCTGTAGCTGCATCGGTTGCAGTTATTATCCCGAAAGATACTGAGAAGAAAATTGGCACACCATCTGAATCATAAACATCGGCAACCCCTGTTAAATAAACGGGATCAATTGCGATATATTTTGTCGGATCATTTTTATCTATTTCAAATAATGGAACTTTTTTTAATTCGGGGCCGTATGCAATAGGGATATTATTATCAAGATTCCCGTCCGGGATATCAGGGTAATCATCTATATTGAATGTATTTGTTACTTGTTGAGTTAGACTTCTATAAAGATTATTTGTTTTTATTTTGACTTGTTTAAAATCGGGGTTTGAATAACTGATTATTCCCCTATAAATACATTGAAAATCTGCAAGGGTTGCAAGCTCTTTATCTGATCTTTTAATTACTATTGGAGTGTTGAACCATCCAAGTGCTTCAACATCGTCATATTTACCATCACCATTTTCAATAATAATGTTCTGTTGCGGCTGCTTTACTGAACCGGATATACTATCACTTATTTTATTATTGAGTCTTGGTATTTTAAGAAGTACGGGATATAAAATATTATTCCCGAATTCATCGGGATATGTTGCATTTGATTTATCGCGGGGGCTTCTTATTGCTGTTGAAAATCTATGTGTTATAGGATCGCCAATCTCGCATATATAGCGAATCATTAAAAAGCCTCTTCAAATTTAAACCGTTTGGAAAACTTAAACCCGTTAATTGATGATTGAAAGAGTAAATCATTATCGGTATCAGCGTAAAACTTATCCATAGGAAGCCAATCTTCTGAATCCATATCAAGGAAGAATGGAAAGCCCTGCATAGTCTGAGTGACATAAGCCCTTTCAAATTCTGTATAAATAGCTCTATCAATTTTATATCTAAAATCAACGTTTGCAACCTGTCCACCATATCCACCGACTGCTGCAACTATAGCACCTGAAGTACTTTTTCTCTTTCTTATATTTGTATAAAGACCTGGTTCTCTGGTTGGTGAAATACATAATTCACTACAGATACCAACACCAATTCTTCCCATATATGTACCGTTATGGCTTATGGTAATCTGATTGGCTTTTACTATTTCACCTATCTCATACAATCCCGGCTTAAATGCACCGCCACCTGTTGAATTAACAACGATATCCCCATTAATAATTACCTGAGTGGCATCTGTCCCGCCTATTCCGATACAATCAAATTCATCGGCTCCAAGTACTGACATAGGTTGAGATAACACACCTGAGAAGTTTTCTGTTTGAGGCTGTGATAATGTTCCTGAAAATGGAGTTCCATTATTAACTGATAAAACCTGAGACAGAACACCTGAGAAAACATCAAAGATTGAATATTCACTTGAAATTATAAAATTAACAATCAATGTTCCAGCGTTAGGAAATCTGTCTTGTAATGAAGGGGATTTTAAATCATCAGGGAGATCTGAAAACTGCATTAAATCGTTAATTAGTATTTTCATTACGCTGTTATCCCATCCTGGATATTATCGGTTGTAATTCTTATATCACCAGATTCAATTTTTTCATTCATAAATTCAATAAGTGTTTCCCCGTTCAATTCAACTGATATATTTTGAGTCATTCCCGCACCTTCTCCCCGTGGAGTAACCTGAACATTTTCACCGGGGGCTGCCATAACTGCAACATTGTCACCTCTTGCGCTGGTATCATTTGGAATTGTGATACCGCCTGCAGGTGTCCCTGTTTGTGCTGTCGGGATTGGAGTCTGTGCAATTTTTATCTGACTTGCGGTACCTGAAGCGATTACACCGGCAACGGCTGCCCCTTTCGCCCAGAATGGTAAACGGGGATCTGCCAGCGCTTGGGTTGCTGCAAGAAAAGTATTTATCCCGGCCTGAGCGTGTGCAAGTGCTTTCGCTGCCTCTGCTGCTTTTCTGTTTTCACCAGCGAACACGTTTGCAAGATCAAGCATTCCCCCGATAAGAGTATTAACAGCTTTTAACTCGGCTTGCATTAATGAAATTCTAGCAGTTAACTGTTTTTTCTTCTCGGTTGTAATTGCTTTTTCAACTGCTTTTGTCGCTGATAATCTTTCAGCATTTGACAACATTTCAAGATCTTTAACCCTTGCCAGATTTTCTTCAAGGAAAAGAATTTTTTCTTCACCGGACAATTGTTCTTGTTCGGTTCTTGCAGTTAGAAAATCAGTGAAGGTTACAAGCCTTTCCTGCTCTGCCATTGCTTCCATATTATTTAAAACAGATAATTTTTCTGTTAATGATATCTTTTCTGATTCAAGTAATTCCGCTGTGAATTTATCCTGCAGAGCTTTTTCTTTTTCAAAGAGTGCTAATTTTGTGCTGAATCCGGCGTTTGCTTGTTCCTGGATAAACTTTGCTCTTTCTAAGGCTGCCGCTTTTGCTGCTTCCACATTTGCAAGTGTAGCTTTTGAATCTTTTACGGTTTCAGATGATACCTCTTTTTTAACAACTAATAGATCTTTTTGAAGTTTGACTATTTCGGCAATTATCATTTGCTCTCTATCATATAATTCAAGGGCTGGATCACCAACCGCATTTAATGCAACTTGAGCTTCTTTATTTTTTGTAAGTGCCTCTCTTAATATTTCAAGTGATTGGCCTTGAGCTTCAATTTCTCCGGTAAAAATACCTTTTTGCGTATCGCGGATTTTTTTAAGCTCACGTTCTTTGACAATTATTTCTGTTACTTTTGATAACACATCAGTTAAAGCAGGGATATAGCCTGTTACTATTTCATTCTTCATCCCTTCTGTAGCTGCTTTTAGATTTGTCATAGCGTCAACAAACTCTTCACTTTCTGCTGCCGCTTCATTTGTTATGAGTCCATAGCTCCTTGCCTCTTCTCTTAGCTCCTGAAGCCCTTCAGCACCGAGAGCAGCAACATTTATAAGTGATTGGCCCGCCCTTCCGAATGCTGCCTGAGCAATTGCAGCCTTATCAAATTCTGAGGGTGATCTATTTATTGCATCTAAAAGAAGAGTAAAAGCCTCTTCGTTATCTTCTGCACCTTTTAAATTTTCAAGAAGTATAGAATTGTTTTCTTTTAATATAGTATTTAAAGGACCGGTTCCGGCTCTTAAATCACCAATATTTTTATTTAATTTCTGCAATCCTCCGGTTAATTCTTCAGAAGAAACACCAGATCTATCTGCAGCAAAAGTCAATTCTTGTAATTGCTCCGCACTTATTCCGATAATAGCGGATGTTTTTGCAAGTTCATCACCCTGTTTTGCAACTGCTATTGTATTTGTAATTACTCTTCTTGTATAAAGAACTACCGAGGCACCAACTGCTAAATATGCAGCGTTTGCAGTAGTTAAAAGATTACTGGATTTTTGCTGTTTATTATTGGTTTGATCCATTTCAACCTGAAGTTGATTATATCTGTTTTTCAGCCTTAACAATGATTTATCTTGAGGATCTAAACCTTTTGTTATAAGGCTTTGAATCTGTCTCTGCAGTGCTTTATATTCTGCTTGAACTGCATCAATAGGGCCTTTTGTGGCTTTTATCGCTGCTGCTGTCCTTTTATTCTTTTCAATAAATTTATCTATTTGTGCGGTCTTAAAACTTTCTGTGAATTTCTTAATTCTTTTTGCTTCGGCTTCTGTTACTTTTCCATATTTTTTTAAATCATTGGAGGCTTGTTCAAAATTAGAATTAACTTTTAAATTAACTTGTGCTGCCATTATTCACCGCCTCCAATTATTTATATACTTTCTCAAAATGTTTCAAAAAATCAACTACCCACGGTAACTCATTTATCCAGCCTTTGCCATGTGGTAAACCAAAATAATGATAATTTTCCCACAAATCATAATAGGCAATAAAACATTCATTGATAGACTCATCCATATTAATGAAGGTTTTTTTACCTTCTGGATCACTGACATAAAAGTCTTTAAATTCTCTAAAGGCTTTTAGCTCTTTATACTTTATTAACCAGCCCCCCGGTAAGGGTTGAAAATTGTCAGCAAATATAAAATCGATTACTGCGACTTCATTTATATCTGCTGCCATTATTCTAAATATAACCGAGAGGCTTAATTTTCCCCCGCGGTTAACGGCTCTGACGCTTCAAGAAGATATGCTCTTATTTTAGATATAAGACTGTCAAATTCAAGAACTCTTGAAACTGCAAGCCCTTTCCCATCTGTAACCTGATCCTCTTCTGCATTATCATGTTCAAGATTTGCAATTTTTCCGATATGCCTTGTCAACATTACAGCATCATTTGGATATACAACCTCTGTCCCACTGTCTGAAACTCTGAAAGATCTATAACTTTGAGCTTCTGTTATAGTTGGAAATGATTTAACAAACACACTTATCTGCTCTTTTTCATCTTCTTTCAGGTTATCCCAAAGATCAGGGATAAAAGTCTTTTCCTTTCTTATGGTCTTAATTTTCATCTTCTCTATATTCCTTTTTATATTACTTCAAATTCAATATCACGATACCAAGATTCTTTTTTGCCTGCATCAGTCCAGATCTCTATAAGATATCTCATAGGCTCATCAGGCTTATCCTGATAAAAACCAATAACAACTCCCTCAATCCCGTTTTTAAGTTTAACTTTTTTATGTAGCAATTCGTAAAACATTCTTTTCACCTTTTCCTTTTTATTTAAAATACTGATTCTGTGGCGTTTGTTACTCTACTGTAAAGAGTTGCAGGTCCTTCACCTTTTTCAAATGATAGATCCTGATTCTGAGCACCTTTCAGCGGATCATCTGCAGTCATAGAAGAAAGTATAACCGGAATTATAATCCATTCCTGAGTATTTCCTACAGTTGCAGCCTGGTCCTGATTTTTGAGGATTGCAAGAAGCATATCGTTATCATTTTTAGCAACAAGATCATAAACCCCTTCACCATCATCACTCTGTTTATCATAAAACCTGTTGAAGAATTCAACCTGTTCAGCATTCATTATCCCGGTTGTTTCACTGTATCCGATAAATGCAGCAAAACTTCCCGAAAGCCCTGTAAATCCGTCAACTATTGATTCATTGTATCCATCTGTACACTTGTCTGTTACATCAATAGTTCCCTTTTCAGCTGAAAGTGAAGTATCGGTTGTGCAAACTTTTTCAAGAGTAATAGGAAATACATCGTCACCAATTGCGGGGGTAATTGCATTACCTGAATCAGGTGATTTGAAAAATCTCTTTTTTCCATTTGGAGAGAAAGGGAGGGCTGAACCTGATGAAGCATATGCATCAATTCTAAACCATGTGTTATCTGCAAGTGCGGTTGCACCGTCACCTTCAATCAGAGCACCTTTTTCCATATTGAAAAGTATGCCAAACTTTCCAGATTTCTTTTTATCTGCCATTTTCTTTTACCTCCGGTTTAATCTCTTTTTTACTGTCTTTATTATTTGCGTTTTTCCCACACTTGTAAACAGTTTTTTTCCCTTCCTGCTTAACTATTGCAGGAGTCCCTTTTTTTTCGCTTTCATTCATAAAATTACTCCTTGTTTATTAATCGCATTTATCGAGAGGTTCAGAAAATCCTACTTCATAAAAACAAAAGGATGTTGAATTTAGATCTATAGGCCACGGATCACCCTTTATTGAGTTCCTTTCCATAATTCCAACTACTGAACCTGTTAAAAACTCTCTCAAAAACTCCATTATTATTGAATGATATTCTTGAGCTTGATCTTTTCCGTATAGTTGAGCTGCAATAAGAACCCCGAATCTATACAAATCAACATCGTCCTCATCGTAATCAACAATAACAGTCATTTCTAAATCAGTACTTCTTAATGGTGCTTTGTTTTGATATACATCAAAATTATCAAGCCCTGCAGTAGCTAAAAGGGGGGGGAGATTATTTTCAAGTAAATCACTTATAGCCTGAGTTCTTTCAATTGCTGTCATAATCCTGCCTTTTTAATTTCTTTCTGGAGAACTTTCCCTTCAAACTCTCTTATATAAGTTCCTTGACGGCTTAATATAACTTGTTTTAATTTTTTTGTAATTATAAACTTTCCAGCTTCTTTTTTTCCACTCCGGAGAAGTCGGCCCTGTTCAAATAGATTGACCGGGGGAGAATAGATTTTTACAAAGGTACGTTTTTTATTTACATCAGAAGTTATTGTATAAGCTCCCCTTGAATTTTTAGGGAACTTATTTAAGGTTATTTCTTGACCTGAAAGGAACTCTTTTTTTAAAACAGTCCTTGCCCGTTTCCCAAATAAAGCAAGAAGCCGACCGTTAAGATCTGGAAAAACCTTAATAAGTCGGTTTATTTCTTTATTTGAAAATACAACATCAGCGCTTAATATAGCCATATTAACGGAATCCCCTCTTCATCAAGTCCGATAAATTTAAAGGTGAATTCTTTATCTCCGACCTGATAATTTTCTCTCCTGATTTTTGATACGTTTTCAGATAATCCTGCAGGCTTTACGGGTACCATAATAACAGGGGTAAGATTTTTCTGCAGAATATTTCCGCCGTCTTTATTGTTTTCAACATGCGCTCTGTCAAATATTCCTCTAAATGTTGAACCACCGACAATCTGAAATTCTTCAGAAGAAGGAGATAATTCTATCTGATTTTTTCTGTGTTCATTCATTATGTCGATGGTTTCAACGCTCATTTATTTTTTATCCAGTGAAGGTTTTTTAGTTGAATCTTCTTTCTTTCTTGGAAGAGGTTTCCCAGATCTACAGTAAGGGTTGAACCAACACATGCCACACTTTTTTTTATCTTTTTCAGATGTTTCTTTAAATTTTCCAAAACATTCTGGTTTGTCTCTTCTCAAAACCTCTTTTTCGAAATTCTTACTCAGTCCCATTTATCTTTCCCCCGCCCCCATAAAGAGGGCGTTTATTTTAATTAAAAATTACTTCCAGTACTTCTAAGAGTATGGTTAATATTTCCCATCAGAAACAAGTGTCTTGTGTGACTTCTGAAGAACTCTGCAACAGGAGAAGCAGAGATATAAGAGTCAAAAACAAGCTCCCCTACAACTCTAAGGATTTTGCTTACAGTTTCATTAACAACGTCAATACCTCTGTAAATCCTGTAAGAAGGTGAGTCAAAAGAACCCATTATCATTTCATCATCTGGAATCCATGGTTCAGCAGTTGCGCCCTTGTAAGCCTTGTACTGAATACCGGGGTTATAACTGAAAAGCTGAACATCTACAGAAGAACCTGCAGGCCGATAAGTTGCAAACCATTTCAGGCCCTGAGTTCCAGCCCATTCTGAAGGACTGAGTTTCTGCATTACAAGTTCATTAACAGGGTTTGCCTGCATTCTTGCAATAACATTTGTATCAGTTTCAAACTCTTTCTGAAAACTTTTCCCCATAATTGCAAATCTGTTGTCCTGTGAACAATCCTGATCATTTAACTGGTCGTTTCCAGCAGCAAGTGCCTGGTCAATTGTTACGGATGAAAAGTCTGCTGTTAAATCATTCGCAACATCACGAGCAAAAACTTCATTTTTCCCGATATCGTTTGAAGTGATCCCTTTTGCGTAAAAAACGCCGTCCCGGTATTCATCAATGGCCTGTTTGTTTTTGGTCATCATGTGATCAGTTGTCTGAGTATTGATAATTTTATCAACCTTTCGCATCTGAGCATCATTAAAACCGGCGGTAGCTTCTGAGCCTTCAACAGCCTGATCTCTGAGTTTTTCATCAACAGGTGTCTGTTCGTCCGCAATTGGTGGCTCATAAAGAGTCCCTGATCCGGGAATGTACTCTCTTAAATGCGCCTGGTTGTTTTTGTCCCTGTAAGGAACTGCAACAGGTGAATCAGTGAATTCATCAAGCAATACAGTTGTTGTATCGTCCATATCTTCAGTTTTGAAAAGAAGATGAAAAAGCTGTTTTGATTTCTGAAAATATTTCTGTTCAAACAGGATTCTTCCTGTTCTAAGTAATGTTTCTAAAGCCATATCAATTCCCCCTATGCCCTTTTAATATAAAAACCAGCTGCGCTATATTCCGCACGCTGTGCTTCTGTCAGAACCAGGGTAACATTTGCATTACTTACAAGCCCTGTTTCATCTATTTCACCGCCCATAATACAATCACCAACACCTGCAGATGAAAGAATCCTTTCCACTGCATTGTATATGGCTCCAAGTATGCCAGAAGCAAGAGCAACATATGTTCCAGTTGTTGCGATTGTCATTGCGATTGTATCTGTTGCAACCCATGCGGTCCCGCCGTCTGTGAGGGTAAATGTAATCCCGTTGATTTTAAAAGTTGCTGAACTTCCATCAGGAACTACAAGACCTTTTGCAATTACATTTCCGTCCGGATCTTTAAGATCACAAACAAGGGCAGCTGTAAAAAGGCATGTATAAACACCTGATTTAACGCTTGCACCTGCAATAATATCTGAAGCAACACCGTTTCCGGTTCCAGTTGTCACCGCGGTTCCTGCTTTCTGAAATTCAAGAAGCATCCCTGGATAATATGTATCAATCCCGAGTGGAATCTGATCAGTTGTGACTATTCCAGCCTGAAGTTTTCGGCCTACTCCATAATCGATAGTATCTACACTCATTATTTTTCACCTCCGGTTTTTTTGAGATATTTAGCAACAGAATCTTCAGCGGATTTATCTTTCTGTTCTTCCACTGTTTTTTCTGTCACTTTTTCAGGGAGCTGTCCATCAGTTGATAAACCGCCCATAGCTGAAGAGTTACTACCCTGTTTTACGATTGCTTCATTTCTAGTTTTCAGCTCATTAACTGCAAATTCTGCAACTGTAAGCCCGTTTTTTGCATCTTTCATCACGTTTTCAGGAACTTTAACGCCTGAAAGGTTCAGAACTTCAGCGAATCTTTCACGATCTGCTGCAACCGCATTTTCAATCCCTTCTGTTTTTGCAGAGCCAATAAGTTTTTCATGCTCCACCTTTGCTTCGGGGTTTGATTCCAAGAATTCTGTTAAATTCATATTAGAATACTCCTTATTTATTTTTTTCCCCGAAACCGGGGTAATTACCCTTATTTGGAGATCTTTACCTAAAATATAAGCATCAGCCTCTTTTTCTGTCATAAATCTGTCAGTAAGACCTGCTTCAAGAGCTTTTGATGATATAAGAACTTTACCCGCAAGCCCTTCAATAGATTCTCTTGTAATTTTATCACTTCTTTTAATTAAAATCGAATCAACAAATACGTCAAAAAGTGCATCCATTTCTTCAACTAAAATTGCTTGACCTTCATCTGTCATTAAATCAGGTCTTTTATCTTTAGATGTAGTATTAGTAAGAACAATTCTTTTTATTCCCGCTTGTTCATCCTGCTTATCTCTTGTTACAATTTCAACAGCAACACCAATTGAACCCACAAATCCGGTTCTTGATACTGATATTATATCATCAGTTGCAGAAGAAAGCCAATAATCAGCACTTGCAGACATATCAAAAAGAACTGCAAACGTGGGTTTTTCAAGACTTCTTATGGTTTCGGCTGTTATATCAACCCCTGAAACCACACCGCCCCCGGAATTATTCATAAATGCAATTTTATTTACAGCTGGATCTTTGTCGGCCCTTCTTGATGCTTCTCTAATAAATTTATAAGTTGTTAGAGTCTCACCGAAAAAAGCATCACAGAAATTAATTTTATTTACAAGCATCCCTTCAATCGGAATCTTTGCAACTCCATTTTCTACTGTGTAAAAATCAGTATTTGAGAGTTCAGATTCACCCGGATCAAAATCATTTATTTTACATTCCTGCAGTATTTCAGCTTTTGCAGATTCAACCTCTGAAGCTGTCATTCCTTCACGTGCTGCAATCATTTCACTTTTTATTTGTGTATATTTTTTTAAAACCGGTTCTGACATTAAATAAAGGATTTTTGTCATTCGGAATTTCCCCCTTCTGTTTCCTGTGTAAATACTTTCTCCACAAAATCTTGTGGTGAATCTGTAAATTTCTTTTGTTCCTGCGCCCATTCTTCAGAGAAAATATCCCATTCATGACCGTTTTTACTTGCGATATCAGATCTTAAAGTAAATTCATTATTAACACTTTCTTTATCGGCCTTAACCTCAACCAATGGGTTAATGTGACCGGGAACCGGGCCGAGATACATTCCCTGCAGATATGCCATTTGAATGAATGGGCCACCCTCAAAAAATCCAGGTGCAGAAATCAAGCCTTGACTTATTGCATCTTTTGCAATTTCTCTGATGACAGTATCCATTACAATTCTTTCAAATGTTCTTCTTTTTTTCATATATGATTTAACAAAATCATTAAGAGCGCCTTTATGTGCTGTAAATGATGATTCATATCGACTCATTATTACTTCAGGAGGTGTCCCGGTTGCCATTGCTACATAGTTAAGGATCCATGTTTTAAAATCCTTAAACCCGTTTGACGGTGTTTTCATATCAAGAAATTCAAAATCTTCTTGACTGTTGACTGTCCAGATATTACCGGATCCGAGTCTTACCTTTGTTTTTTCCCATGTATTAAGGGTTGCATTATCATTTCCCGTTTTCGCTTTCTTGTTTTTAAGCGCTAAGTTTTGAGCTTGTTTAACTGCATCGGTTCCATTGCTTTTAAATATACCCATGATAACAGCTTCCATAACTGCCCTGTGAGTTATTGCGTCTGAATGAGTATCGTCATTTCTTGCAAGATTTATAATTGTATATGCAAGGGGATAACCTCTTAATTGCCTGGCAAGGGTTTTGAAATAAAGCTGCGTAACATTTTGATCCCCTAATGGATCAGTAAAGGAAATATCTTTTCCCTTAATTGTTCTTATTCCCTGCCGTCTCAACCATTCATCATGTTTTATACCAAGGGTATGATTAGCATTTACATATTTGCTATCTATTTGATTACCAGATGATTCAATTAAATCGGTCAATCTTCCTTTTTCTCGTAAAAAGAAAAGGAGAGAATCACCAACAGTCAGAGAAGTAGTAAATAATACTGATTGTTTTTCATAGAAATTAAGCATTTTCTGATAGTAATGAACTATTTTCTGGAAATCTTTTCCCCATGCAACAGCTGATTCTTTTGTCATTCCTAAAAATTTATAATCAGGCTGCGATTTGAAAACGAGTCCGGGGCCTATGCCATATTCAGACTGTTTATTTATCGCACCTTTTACAGGTGGGTATGTATGATACAAGGTGCTGGACCGGGTTGATAACAGGTTATATGAGCCTTTTAAAATATCATTTGAATCAGATGAAAGAATTCTCCAATTATTGAGATCTCCCATATCTTTTTCACCTGAATAAGAACCTCCGAGTCCAGAGTTTGAAGTCATTTTGCCATTATTTAATATTTTTAACATCTAAAATCCTGCCAATATTCCGGAATTTCCTGATACATCTGAAAGTTTATTTTCAAGTGAAAGTTTATAATCTCTTAAACTGTCGATATTTGCAGCTTCAAAAATCCTTTTGCTTGCACCACTTCCTACTTCATATTTTTGACCTGTTTTAAGTATATTTGATATTGCCATTTCAATGAGTGCAATTTCTGCGATTATCTGCGCTTCTGTCATTTTTAATCCTCTACAATATGTCCCATGACTTTCATCCCGAATTCTATAAAATCCGTAAGATCATCCTGAACATACATAACAAATTCATCATTATTTTCACCTTCCAACCTGATTACGACACCGTATTTATCCGGGCCTGAAAATGATTTTCTAACAGACAAACCCCATGATCCTGCGGGCTGTGATCGGACAATATAATTTACATCATATGCCGTCCCTCTGAATCCGGAATTTGCCAAAATATTTACAAGATAATCCTCTGCTAGATCTCCCTCAAATCCAAAAAATATACCGTTTGTGAGCTGGTCCCCGTCTCCAAAATCTGAATCATCCGGCTGCCCTGCTAAGATCATTCCGATTATTATCCTTGTTAAGTCCCATTTAAAACCGTTTGGCGGTCCCATTCTAAATCGAACCGGTGTATCAAGAGTTCCTAATACATTCATATTAAAAGAAGTTCTTTTTGAAAATTGGATAGTTGAAGGAGAAGTGGCGAATCCTATGAATTGACCGAATCTTATGACATTTGTTGCAACGGAAACAACTCTTAATTGTGCAAATCTTTTCAAGACCATACCGGGGATAGTGACTGCATCCTCATTATATATTTCTATCAAATCACCTACAACAACCAAATGACCGGCTTCAAGTGTTACAGTATTTGTTCTTGCTGCCTGGGAACTTGTAATAACAACATCGTTTAAAACCCTTGTTAAAAAATATTCAATGGGGGGAGTTGTCGGATCTTGTGATAAAGTTTCAAGGGGAATACCTTTCCCGGGTGCGCCAATAGGACTGATAGAAAGAACGGCTCTCTCCTTTTTTCCGGCAACTGTTATTTCGCAATCAGTATTATTGCTTTCTAAAAATCCGATATCACCATCAGCCATAAAAGCCCCCTTTTTCGCATTATACACCCACTTTTAAATTTTATCAATATTCTTTTTTAAGCAACGAGTTCAAAATAATAGGTTCCCCAGTGTTCTTTTGTCCATCTTGTAACACCAATTCTATCAGCTGCAGCGATTGAATATATAAAAGTATCAAGAATTTCATTTCGATTTCTAATTTTCTTCCAGATGTAAGAACCTGGCTTTTTCGGATCTTCTTGATAACGTTCTGATAAAAATTGCTGATAAAATTCATCTGGAATAGGTTTATAAAGACCTTCAATTATTTGCATATTTGGAACGTGAATTGTTCCATGCCCTTCTGAATTATCAACAACTGACATTATCAATTCTTTTAAAAGGGAAACAGACACCATATATCTTTTAGTCAAAGAAGTATTTGTATCTGTAATTTTACTTTCTTTAATTATCCCGATTGCATTATCTTTAGGATCTCCCATTATTGCCATAAACCGATCTGTACGGTATGAGACAAATTCATAAACAATATGAGCTTTACCAGCATAATCTTTCCCTCTTTTCTCTGCATCTTTTCGAGGGTTGTACCCTGCATCAACAGCACACATTTCTATATTTATAGGTTTATCAAGTATTTTATATTCGTGGTTATATACATAATCATCGAGAGAGGACCAGCAATGATCATCTATATCTGATGTATCACCATAAAATATTTGATAGTCAACAATCCATTTTTCAGAATTGATCCCGAATCCGGTAACACATAATTCAAGCCTATCCCCTTGAACATCGACACCGCCGAATAAAAGCATGGGACCTGTGTATAAATCTATCCCGGATATATTAATCTTTTGACCACCGGGAACTTCTGAGAGGGTGTAATCTTCTGCACGTTTTTTAAGTGCTTCCCATTTTGCAGCTTTCTTTATAGCAGCCCAGGGATTCCCCAAAACATTTATTGTAAAATCTTTGAATAAGAATAAGTCTTGACCAAAATCAGCATCAATGAATTCCTGACAGATTCTTTCCCAGGATAAAAAAGGTTCCGGAGCTATTAAACCGGGTGCATGATATGAATGTTTTTTCTTATCCTTAGGAACTACTTGAGGGATCCAGATACCATTTTGAAGCATCCATTGTTTTTTACTTTCGTAAAAATCCTCTTTGCAGTACTTACAGGTATATCTGACAGTTTCAGGAACAAGCAGTTTTTGACCTGTCACCTTGTCTTTTTCTCTGGTGAAGGTGAGCCCGTAATCATCCCCGGATCTTTTAAGAGTTAATGTTTGTTTTTCACCGCATAACGGACAAGGAACATGATATTGCCTTTGATCACCGTCAAGATATGATTTATAAATCCTGCTTGTCTCTGCCCGGGTAGGTGTTGATATATCCAGAATCTTATAATTCCTTATCCCCTTTGTTCGACCTTCAATCATTTTACCGATATCACCCTGATCTTTCAATTCAAGTCCGGCTTCATCCCACTCATCCCTGACAATCAAGTGCCATGTATTTGATTTAAGATCACCCGGGGAATTGTAAGAAGAGAGCAGCATTTTAATTCCACCCATAAATTCTTTATAGAAAGTATTATCTTTATTTTTCTTCCCGGTCCGGTTTGATAAAGGGCTGAGATATTGCGCAAGGTTTGAATTATCTATAAGGGTGTCAATATTGGCAGAGCCCCTTATTGCTGCGATCCCTTTTGTGGAAGTGAGAAATAAAATATTACCGAGTTTATATCGGATATATGCACCTATAGCATTTTCGGCAACTGTTGTTGTACCGGCTGACTGAACAGATTTCATCAATGCAATATGAGTGCAGGGATCATCTGGATGTAAGCGGTTTAAGATTTCGACCAAGTGCGGAGCTACAGAATTATCAAACTGTCCATAAAAATCTGAGATGCCGGGGGGAATATATCTGTTTTCTTCAGCCCAATCAGAGAAGAGGGCAATAAATATTTCATCGGGAAGGGAGTCGATTTTTTTTAAGTAATATTTTACTTGTTCATATTGGTAGATTTTTTCGGCTGTTGTCATTTCAATCATTCTCCCTGTTTACAGATTAAAATAAATATATGTAAACGTCGCAATAAGTACAAGAGTCCCTATTATTATAAATGTATAAACACATTTTTCATAATCATCCATGATAATCTCCTTTTAAAATAATTCCTGCTGGATATTTTTATAATTTGTAACCAATATTTCAGTACGACGATTTTTTAAGTTCTGCCGTTCACCTATGGTTATGACATTTAATCCTCTTTCCTTTGCCTGATTTAATATGAATGGATGGTCAAATTCTGGCATTGCGTATTTACAACCGGTTTGTTCGTTGGCGTCAAATAGATCTATTAAGTCGGATTCTGTCCATATACCTGAATCTGAATAAGTATTAACGGTTTCAAGATAGGGAGAATCATTATAAATAAAAGTATTATTTCTTTCACCGGAAGGTTTGCCATAATCAACATCTATAAAATTGATATTTTTAAGGAATTTCCTGAAATCAGAATTATTAAACTTAACTCCATAAAGAAAATTAAATGTATCATCTATGTATTTATTAAATTGACCTTTTGAATCATCACGAGGTGAATATCTTAATGTGTCCATTTTCCCTAAGACTGTTAAATTACTCAAAAACAAAAACCTTAAAGCTTTCCGGATCGGGTCAGTCTCTTTATTCTTTTTCCAGTAATCAAGTAAATCCGAGTGTATCGGCATAATAAAAAAAGCCTGTTCAAGTTCCTCTTTCCGATTCATTATGACCTGAAATAAATTAAATACATCAGAATCAAGATCATTAACAATATTATATTTTGCTTTAGGTTTATTAAAGAACATACCGCCAGCACCGAAAAATGGTTCAATATATATTTTATGATCTGGAAAGTGTTGTATTATTTCAGCTGCTATTTTCTTTTTATTTCCGAGTCGCCTTAATATCATTTCAGAGATTCCTCCCAGTTTTTCAAATCCTTTGCCTGACTCTTTTTAATCTCAACAAGAATTGAGTTAATTTCTTTATCAACCAATTTTATTATTCCTTTGTGATCCTGTTCTTTTACCCGGTTAATAAGAAGAGGTTCAAGCCTTTTCATCATACCGAGAAGATCAAGGTTTATTTTTTCCATGTATCCAAAATATAGAAAATCCATGAAGCTGAATTCCGCAATCTGTCCGGCTTTTTTCTTGAGCTCCATTTTTTCCTGTTCAAGTTTGAACTTTTGTATTTCTGTTTTCTGAATTTCTCCGACCAGCTTTGCCCTTGCAGCTTTGTGGTAAAGTTTATCAAATTCAATTTGATCTTTTGTTTTTGGTTTTTCAAATGTGTCTGCAGGTTCTAGTTCAGGAGTAACAGGAGTTTTTTTTTCTTTACCAGGCTTTACAGTTTTTACTTTTTTATCTTTTTTTACTACTGGTTTTTTATCTGTATTCTTTTTAGATCCGGGGGGCCGTCCAGCTTTCCCCTTTGGTTTAATTGGTTTCGGCTTTTCACCCAGCTTTTTAATTTTCATTTCTTCAATGAGTTGTTTCCATTCCCGGTGGTCTGTGTCTATTTTAAGCTTGCCGTCCTCTTCTATGAAGAATTGAGGGACCGGGATTCTTTGTGATTTTATATTGAGTGCTTGCTTAGATGGTGCATTGGGTAGTTTGCTGGCTGCGTATTGGCTTATTAGTGGCATTTAAATATTTGCCTCATAAAAAGCTTTTGCAAATCCCTGACTGCATAAAGATCTAAATCCGTTATCATCTTTTATGTATGGAATAAATGGTTTAAACTCAGGAATATTATAAATAGCAGATTTGTGTAAAAATGCAAAGTTTGTTTTATTTCTTCCAGGTCTTATATATAATTTCTCGTTTTGTTCTACCTGGAACCAATGATTAAATAACTTATACGGTTTATTAAAATTACCCCATAAAGCTGTTTTCTTTGTCCAGGGACTTCCAAACTCCCAGGGATGATATACATAATCAGGAGTTCCTAAATAATTTTTCATTACACCATTAAACGGATTTTCAATTACCCACCATTCCGGGCTTGATTCTTTTATTATTCTTTGACAATTTTCAAGAATAGACAAATCAGGATCTTTCTTTTTATGAAATCCTGAGACAGTTGAAAAATCAGTACACACTGGGTTTGCAATAATTCCATATATCTTTTTATCTGGATGATAATTTTCAACTCCGATATCTTTTCCTATTTTTATTACTTCATAGTTATCATCCAACTGATAAGGATAACTGTCACTCCCTATGTCAGCACAAAGGTGTAAAATAGTCTTCATCTTTTAGTCAACTCCTTAGTCAACTGCATAATAATACAGTTGTTTTGATAATACAATAATTATTAGTCAATTGACTAATAAAATTCTGTCACATTTTAACCATCGGGCCTCCAGCTTT